TCTGTATCTACTTCAGCAAGTTCATCAAGAGTAGTTGCGGCAATTTCTTGTGCAACATATGCCGTAGAAGCGGCGTTAGTAGAGTTATCGTTTGTGTTTTGTGTAGCTACAAGAACCGTACCAGCTGTTGTTGTCAGTGTCTTACTTGCTTCTAAAGGAACTGAGCCGTCTGACAGTAGATTATTACTGGCCGAAACAACATCCCAAGATGCGCCATCATACCTACACAGGGTATACTGGGCGACGCTGCTGCCTGCAATACCAGTCCAGTTAGCGTGAGCAGTACCAGTAGAACCAGTGTGAACAATAGTCATGCCCGCTGCTAGGGCACCACCACCTGCTGGGTCGTTAGCTCCTGTTCTTGCGGCAGTAACATCAAATGCGCCTTTATATTGAATACCAGTACCTAATCCAACAACAGTATCATTTAGTGCTTTTCCTTGAGCAGCGGATAGAGGACTTGTTGTGCTTGTAGAGGTAAGGCTGTTAATGGTATTTACTGAAACCCCATCAGTACTTGCGCTTAAACTATCTCCATTAATTTTTAATCTAAGCTTATCAGAAGCTGAACCATCACCCTGAATACCTAACTCAGTTTGAATAGCTAAAGAGTTACCATCAATAAAGGATGAATCAATTGTTCCAGAAGCATTCAAAGGACAGATACCGCTGGCTTGTCCTACGGATGGGTTTAGACTGTGAAGATTGAAAAACAGCTGAAGTATTTCTTGGTTTAAAAACATAGCCTGATCATTTTGCATGTTCAGGTTTTTGCTTGTGATCTTAGATCCTTGAGCATACTCTACAAATTTTGATAAACTAAATGTCTTTCTTAAAACATAAACTTCATCTCCAGCTGCAAGAACTGGAATAGTTAAATCAGCTGCCCTGTTGCTCTGGGCTGTTGTCCATGTATAATCACTTGCGGTTTGAGAAAAGGTAATAGTAGTTCCTGAAAGGGAGTACATGGTACTACCGCTAGCATTACTGTTTGGGAGAGTCCATAAAGACCAAGCTTCATCCGCAGTAATTGTAGTAGATGGGCTGATAGTCGAGTGGTCAAACTTTCTAACAACAACAATCTCATCCTGATCTGCTACTGTTGAGCCTAGCTGGCTAGTGCTATCAAGCAGAGTGGAAATATCAACTACATAATTGTTGGAAATAATTTCTGCTCCAGTTTTTTCAATAAATGTAGTTAAGTTTGTGTGATTGTCATATGTCACGATAGTTCTCCTATGATGTTAAGTAATGGGGGACTCTTTTAAACTTGCCCGTAAACTCAATGTTTGTGATATTTAAAGGACTGGGATCATCAGACGTAACTGATATACTTAAATCTGTATTGAACCCCATTAAAGGAAATTTAAAAACACCATCTTCCTCAAAGACAAGACCATCTGTTGTTGTCTCAGAATTATCTGTTCCTGTAGGAAAGAATAAATATGTTTTTTCTGTTCTTTGTTTTCTAGAAACTTCAACATTATATGTCCCTGTATTTCTGTGTCTTAGCAAAGCATATCTTAAGTTGAGCGTACCGGGTACAATATTATTGCTTTCATCTCTAACATAGATATCTGACATTGTTATTTTAGAATCAAATTTTGTACCTAAAATAATTTTAGTCATACCTAGGTAGTTTCCTTCTGCCGCATATGTAGCAAATTCTGTAGTCCCCTCCTGTAATGTAAGTTCTAAAATGCTCCCCTCGCCTACTCCAGAGCTAATAATACCTACATCAAACGCACCAATAGACTCAGGAATTGTAAAGATGGTTTGATTGCTGGCTGAATCAAAGGTTACGTTTTCTGGTACTAACTCAAGTTGTCTATCTATTCTAGGTAAGGTTAATTTGTCTGGAAGAAGACTCATAACTTGAAGTTGCAAACACGGGTTACCTTCTCCATCTATGGTTCTTATCACAGCAAACAAGTTATCTCCACTAGCATTAATTGATTCCACTTCACCAGATGTTTCAAACTTAAAGAAAGCATTTTGAACCACCTGCTCTCCCGCTATTTGGTTGCGGTAGCAAAAAATTTCATTAGAGGGTTGGTCTCCTCCTACTACAAAGATTGTGTTGTGTGCAGTAGATACAGCAGAATCCCAATAGTTGTCAGGCAAGTATTCTGGTGCGTGTCTTGATAGTTCAAATGCTTGTTGAGTGCTTGTTTCTGATGCTGCAAAGTAAATAAACAACCTACCTTTTGAAAAGAAAAATAAGTTGTTATTCATTACCAGTGGTTCAATATCAGCTGTCATTGGGAAGAAGGATGTCGGAGCAATTTCAGCAGTTAGGGGAGAGATTTGGTTTTCTGATCCCATTAGTTCATACTGAGTATCTCCAGCTGTACCTAAGAAAAGAAAGTCTTTAAATGGTTGCAAGAAAGTGATTGGAGTATATACATTAGATGAGACAGCTAAGTCAATAGGATCTCTAAAAGTAATGTTTGAAGGATCATCTAAGAAGAAATTATCAAACTGCCCAAGCTTTGATGAAACTAAAATATCATCTGTAGCTAGGAATAGTCGATCTCTATAAAACGAAATAGCTTTGATTTCTGTTTGTTTAGCAGTACCATCAGAGTTTCTAAAGAAGGACGGACCCTTATTACTCTTTTCAGTACCCGAGGTTCTTGGTTCCCAATCAACCATTCTAATAGACCATTCGTTTTCATCTTCATCTAAAAATATTTGCATGGGCATTCTTTTTTGATCAATGACACCCATTTCATCTGGTGTTCTAACCTTTTGGAAATAAGGAGTTACTGTGTTACTAATAACCCTGTACCAACCCGGGGTAGAAGTTAAGTAGTTTTGGGATAAATAGTAGATCTTGCCAAAACCATCTATGTTTCCTTTACCTTCAATCGCAGATGAGTTTGGATAAAGTGCTTGAAGAGTTTCTTGAACTTGTGGAATACCGTTGTATGCTGTTAAATCGTTATCATCTGGAGGAAACTTTAGTTCTGACCATGCTGTAACAGCTTGACCTAAATATAACTTTGTAATGTCTGGATAAACATAGTCTTCAACAGGAATATATTTAGAGAATCGCACTACTTCTTGCGCATTAACGTCTGCATCTAAATTATTTGTATCTTCCTTATCATCAAAATCTCTTTCCCAAGATCCTGACGCTTCCTGATCTCTCTCTGTTATACTGTCTTGAACTGATTTACCGGGACTGATACCCTGCTCTGCTCCTTGGGGACCGGGCAAACTACTCGGGCTATCTAACAGGTCCCGTACTCTATAGATAAAATATTGTCCGGGTACGGCCTCATTACTTTCACCAAGTGTATCGTTTTCATTGGGTGGGTTAGAGTTTGGTGTTGAGTTGTTTTGGGATGTTCCTCCAGCGTATACCGGATAGTTTTGATCAATAGCAGTCTGACCCCAAACATAGTCTGTATATTGATTCCAGTATTCTGCTTGACCTTGCGGGTCTACTCCAACAGCTGTAAGATAGGTTATTTTTCTGCCTTTAATATCTGTTTCTTCTGTTTTAATTCCGTCTAAACCAAACATCTTATCATCAGTTCCATCTGAAGTAAATCCTGCTTTTACATCGTTATTTAAAACTAAAACACTAGAACCAACAGAAGCAGCTCTAAAAGATTCTTTTGCAGACTTTAACCCATAGGTAAGATAAGCAATGCATTCTTCTGGAATATTGTCATCAACAATCTGTGGTACAATTTCACTGTCAGAGATTTTATAAACACATAAAAACTTTGAATCATAGTCCTCTCCGGGATCTACTATATCATCAAGGCTTTGAAATTCTTTATTGATACCAATTAAGTATTCTCTATTTTCTCCTGCCGAATACCAATACCACCACATATCTGATTGGGTATAATCGCCTATGTCAAGTTTAACATAGTTCTTAATACTTTTAAATCCATTTCTTTTATCAATAGATCTTTCAGTAGTACAAAAAACATTGATTAAATCTTCAGCTTCAGTTGGCAATCTTTTACTTGGAGCCTGTCTTCCCACCCCTCCCGAAAGAGTATTAATAGGAATTTTGATTGGGAAGTATGTTTTTTTTGGTCTTTTAGCCATTACTTGTTCGCCAGTATCTAAATCTAGTTGGATCATTATAGGAGATGTTTCTACTTACTGCTTGCATCAGTCTTCGAGTGCCTGAGTCATATATTGAAGCCCGCTTGTCATCTAAGTCAGCACCCTTACCCTTGGCATTGTACATGACTTCTAAGTTGTTTAGGTATGAGTCTGCATCTCCATCACCCTGCGTAACCATTTGATACTGCCGTGCAGCAGAAGACAATACAGCCCTTTGTACTGGAGTATCTAGATCTTCCCAGTCAATCTGTTGAATAATATGAATACAATATTCAGTATCTTTCTTCCAAGTATCAGTTTGATCTGTAGAGTTCCATAAAAAAACATTATTACCCGTACCCTTTGCAATGCCTACTTGCCTGTATCCATCATCATTACTGTGATAAGAAACCAGTTCAGCAGACAAAGTTGGATAAGGGGTTGATGGGAGTTGGATTTGGCCATCAGAGGTAAGGGTATATTTTTTTTCATACCTGTTATTTGCAAGACCTCTAAGTTGAAAATCTCTTGTGAACTGATCTAAGACAAACTCAGCGGTTTCAGTATCGAGACCACTATTATCATCTAAGTCAGAAACAACAGATTCTCCTGCCATTAACAGCATATGGTTAACAGCTTCTAGTCTTGAAATACTACCCATGATACCCTCCTTGTAATAATAAAAAAATCCCCCCGCTGCCCTTTCGGGCAACGGAGGTTTCAATTGTCAGCAAAAACCTATTAGGCCTGCTGTGCGTATCCGTCAGCGTCAACGTCAAGGAAGTCAGCGTGTTGTAGCTCACTACGTGTATCGGTTGCACTTGCTGCACCGTCAAGGGTGTGAATAATTGCAGCACACTCAGGTCGAAGAACACCAGTACCGCTCATCATGGATGCAACGGTAAAGTTGGTGTTACGTCGAACATCATCAACGGTGTCAACCTTGAGACCCTGAAGTCTAATAGCTCCAACAGCCTCAGGAGTGAACATGACAGCACGAACACCGTTAATAACGGAAGTACTGTCAGAACCTGAAGCACCCATGGAGAAGTCAAGGTTGTACTTGGCTTCACCGAGAGTGGTGCCAGCAGAAGTGTTACGAAGATTATCAGAACCATGGTTGGTCTTGATAATAGTGCAACCCATGTACTCAAGAGAGTCAGAAAGCTGACCATACGACTGGTTGAGCGGACCACCAAGTCCGAAGTTACCAGCAAACATGGGGTTTCTGCCACCACTTGCAGCATCGTATGCAGATCGAATGCCAACGTTATCAGCACCGCTATCAGTAATAGCAGCAACAGTGTATGCGCCACCAAGATCAAGGCTGCTACGAGCAACACCAAGCGAACGAATATCCATGAAGCACTGAG